CCGTGTCCCCTGGCACGGCTTTATATACTTGTCCTTCCCCGCGTCCGTAGACACGGATTCCTTCGTCCGCTTTTTCTTCGTCTGTAAGCAACCGTTTACTTTCCGTCTGCTGTCCTAACGAGAACTTCACCCTCTGAGCATAGTACCCCTCCGGATTTCTCTCTTCTCCGAGCGCCCCCAGATCGTCCTCGTTCAGATTCCGAATGGTCGTGAGATTTTCATTTTCCCTCTTGACATTCTCAGCGCTTTGTGATACATTGCCGTATGGAATCCGCGCCTTAGAGGACGTCTGTAACCGGTCGCTATGATCGCTTCTGATGGAAAGGTCGGATTCCTCTTTTTTTGTATCCAGACGAATCTCGTGCATCCAAAATTTATTCCTATCAGGGCTTTGTCTAACGACAACCGTTACAACATATTCCTTTCCATCAACATTCGCAGAGTTGATTAAGTAGGCGTACGTCAGATTCCTTCTGTTTCCATGATTATCCGCAACCTTATCTTCAAGCATTGTCGCGCTTTTAATCAATTCCGGGATCTGTTGTATTGTTGCTATCTTCAGTTTTTTCAGTTTGCTTGGCAGCCTCTCAAACCGACTTCCCTTGCCAAACGTCTCGCGGATTCCGTCCTTTGTGATGGCCACTGTCATGCCGGATTCCTGATTCACAACAACATTGTTTCCGTCCGCGAAGAATCCGTCCTCAGTCAGCTTTTTCAATACCGCTTTCTGCACACCGATGTAGTCATTGATTGATTTTATCCCGTAGTCCGTCATCACGTCCGCCACAGAATACTGCACACTGCTCTCCGTCAGCAGCGCCCGATCCCATCCGAGGTCGGGCATTTTGTTTTGCCGTTCCTCTGCGGTCATCTTCCGGCGGCTGGCCGTTTCTCTCGCCTCGATCTCTCCTGCAGAATTGATGTACTGCCCCAGATAGACCTCGCCGGGGTTTTCCATCTGCCGTTTCAGATCGAGCAGCTTCCCAAACCACTCCTTCGGATAGAGCTTTTCATAGAGTCTGTCGTGCTCCGCGTCCATCCGGTCGTATTTCTCCGTGTCTCCCGGCTTTTCGGAGTAGAACAGGCGCTCCAGCTCCCCGTCGATCTCCTGATAGCGGATATAGTCGTTCTGTTCTTCCTTTGTCAGGCCGTTCAGAATGTCGCTGTACTCCCGCTGCAAGCGCTCCTGCAACCTGTCTCCGCTTTCATAGTCTCGCCGCGCCCAGTATTCCGGGCTTGTCCCGCCCTGGAAGCCCTCGTATTTCTGGATGATGTGCTGAATCTCGTGCAGCAGCGTCTCCGGCCCCTTGCCGAACAGGCTGTCGGAGAGAACAATGGTTTTGCTTCGCTTGTCAAACTTTCCCTTCACGCCCGGATCCAGCTTTTCAAAGCGCAGCGTCGTGTGCCGCAGCATAGGGTATGCCTCATAGAGTTCGTCGTGCTTCAGGAAGTCCTGAAGCTCGTATTTTTTCTCCCATACCCTGTCGCTGTATTCCTCCTGAAGCGCTTCCATTTCCGCTTCCTCCGCCTCTGTCAGCGGTTCTCCGCCCTTTTCAAAGCTGTCGCCCCATTTGTCTGTCAGTTCTTCCAGTCTGCGGTATCTCGGCTCGCCCAGCAGCCTTGCGTCCCCGTTCGGTCGGAATTCCGCCTTGCTGTCGTCCACCTCAAAACGCCACTGGCCGTCTGCGCCGCGAATCCATCCGGTTTTCCGCCAGATTTCCTCTCGGCTTGCGCCGTCCTCCTCCATGGCCTCCGCAAGTGCAAGGCTCTTGGAGCTTGCCGTCTTGGCCTTCGGGCCTGCCATACTCGCCCTCGTGCCGCCTCTCCTGGCGGCTTTTTCGTTCCCGTCGCTGTCCTGCGTCCGGCGCACAGCGGAAGAAACCTCCGCCGCCGGTTCCCGGCTCTCCGTCTCCGACAGGAATTTCCTTGTTGCCTCTCGGATTCTCCGGAAGCTCTTTTCTCCGAAGCGGTTCATGCCCGCCGCTGCGTCCGCCAGGATTTCCTCATAGATCGCCTCCAGATCGTCCCCATATACCCCGCGGTACGCCTGTAGATACTTGTCGACGATCTTCTCCGCTTCCTCGTTCGTCACGTCCTGCATCGCCGCCTCCACCGCGTCGATCAGATTAACGTTCCCGTTCCTCACGCTGTCGTGGAACAGCTCGTGCTCCACCAGAACCTCCGGCTCGTATTCCGCGCTGCTCACGCTCACGATGATTCGCCCGTCGTCCGGGTTGTACACCGCATCCACGTTCCGGTATTCTCCGTCCCTGTCCTTCACGGACATTGTGCCCACTACAAAGGTCGTTTTCAGGCCTCTTTCCTTTGCCCTTCGCTGCGCCTGCTGCATTTCTCCGGTGTACCTCCGCACCGGCACCACGCCGACCAGCACATCCGGGTCGCCGTCTGCGGTCAGCTTGTCCATTGCCGTGTCCTGCGCAATGCCCTTGAAGCGCTCTACTCTTTCGTCGAGCCTCGTCTTGCGAGATACTCCTCCTTCCACGCCTTCAGCTTCGCCCGCTCTTCCGCCGTCACCGGTGCTTCGTGATCCGCCTTCTGCCACGCCGCCAGTCTGTCCTTTGGAATCCACACGCTCATCCCGTCCTTTGTTTTCACCAGCACTCTCTGGTTGCTCATTGCTCATTCCTCCTTCGGTTTCCTGCGCCGCCGGCGCATTGATTTCCTCTGCCTTTTCGACCGTCTCTGCCGCGCTCTGGGTGGTCTCCTGCGCCATCTGTGGCTCTTCCTGCACAGTTTGTTCCGCTGCCGGTGTGTTTTCCTGTCCAGCGCGTTCCGCCGCTCTCTGCGTCCGTTCTTCCGCTCTGGCAGCCTTTTCCTGTTCCAGAATGTCAAGCCTCTGCTGTGCATCTCGCGCCGTATAGATGTCCTGCGCCGCCTCGCTGCCTCTCAGGCTGTCGATCATTTCCCGCTCCGAAAGAATCCGGATGTCCAGCGCCCGGTCCGTCAGCAGCGCCGCCTCGCTCGTCTGGTTCGCAAGGATGGCGTTCTGGAAATCCGCGTCCACAAAGTCGTTGTCAAAGAATCCCTCCGGCGCTTCGTATCGCCGGAAGCTGTCCGACAGGCTCTGCGTACCCTCCAGCCGGTCTGCAAGCGTGTTGAATTCCCTTACGACCGTTTCCCAGTCGCTCCTTGCGCGCTTGATCTCCTTCTCGCTCCACCCGTTCATTCGCATCAGGTTCTCGTCGCCCGCGAGGTATTCCAGCTCGTAGCTCGTCATTGCGCGGTAGAGGCTTTCAAGGTTCGTCTGCGCGTTCGCATCAAACCTCGTAATCACGTGGGATTTTACATAGCTCTTCGCCCGCGCCGTCAGGTCGATAATGTCCTCCGGCGCGCTCATCACCATGGAAAGCAGTACGCCCACGGTAAACTCGTCCACCAGCTCCTTTGCCGTCAGGTCGGTTTCGCCCGTCAGCGCGTAGTCCAGCGCCGCGCCCGCAACGGCCGAGGCCACCTCCTCCAGGCCCTCACCGATGCGCTCGAACACCTTGCTCGATACGATCTTCCGGATGGTTTCGTTGTCCGTCAGCTTGTAGATGTATTTCTCCACGGCGCCCGCGCCCTCCGGGTCTACCACCGGGTTGCCGCCGAACAGTCCGTTCGTCCCGTATTCGATCAGGCCGCCCGCAAGCAGCTTCACCGCCCGCCCGGCGGCGCTCATTCCGCTGTCCTCCGCCTCGCCGTAGCTGTTCAGCGCCGCGTTTGCGGAAATGATCAGGTTGGAGCTGTTTTTCATCAGGCCTGCCATCTGTGAGGCGAACTTCATGTAGCCCGTCGCGCCCTTCTGCGCGTTTGCAAGGCTCGACGCATACTTTCCGCCCTGCGAGAGCTGCGCAAGCGCCGTGTTCCCCGCGCTGATCTGCCCGGCAATCGCGCCCGCTGCGGCCATTTCCAGCGCGGCCTGCGTCAGGTCCTTCGTCATGCCGGCTGTAAATTTCTCAAACTTGCTTCCGTTTTGCAGCAAGTCGGAGGCATACCGCCCCTGCTCGTATTCTCTCTGCTTTCCTTCCTGCCAGTCCCTGTTTTCGTAGTCGATTCCCTGCTGGCCGCCCTCAACGAAGTAGTTTCCCACCGGGTTCTCGCCGAACATATTCAGCACCTTGCCGGTCGCCTTTGTGATATAGCCCAGCCCGCGTGTGAGCACCTGCTCCATGCCGCCGGGATATTTCAGCATGATGTTGTCCGCTGCGTTCTGGCTGCCGGTTTCAAACATATCAAGGTATGTCTGCCCGTCGATCTCCTTGTATCTGTCCAGCGCGGCCTGCTGTCCATCCGGGTTGGCCTTCAGGCCGTTTGCCTCTCGTTCCTTCCGGAGCTGCGCCTCGTTCGGCGTCCCCTTGATCTGCTGCATAAACCGGTCGTACTGCTCCTGCGTCATTTCCGCGTTTGCCAGGTATTCCGGCAGCACCTCCTGCCCCATAAAGGTGATCGCGGCTCTCTCCGCTGCAGAGTTGCCCCAGTTCCCCTCTCCGTAGGTAAAGTGCATCCGGGCAAGCAGCTCGTCCACGGTTTTATATCGGATGTTCTCCCGCGTCAGGTTGGACCTCTGGTAGCGGAATTCCTTCATCGCGTCTCCCTTGTCCGGGATCGCTTCCGCCGCCCTCCGGATCGCGCCCTGTGCGTCCCCCGTCCATTTGTTCGGGTAGTTTTTATAGGCGTGGTTTGCTTCCTCCAGATATTCCCTTTTCCAGCCGTCAACCTTTTCCAGCAGCTGAGCATACTCCTCTTCCGTGCATTTTCCGCTTGCGAGGAGGTAGTTCAGCCGCGCCGCGATCTCCTGGAAGATTCCCGCATGAATATTCTCCGCAGCGCCCTGAGAGGTTCCGTTCTGTGTGAACTTTTTCAGTGCATCGAAATCCTTGCGGATATATTCCTCGTGCTGCTGCACGGTCTGGTTCTGCCAGTCGGCCTTTTCCGCTTTTCGTCCCATCAAGCCGGAAAGCTCCGCGTTCTGCGCCGCCTCCTGCGCCTGTCCCAGCCGGTAGGGGCTTCCCGCGGTGATCTTTTCTCCCGTGCTGTCTGCAAAGCGCGGCAGGCTCGGATTGATCGCAGCGCCCATTGGCTTTCCCGTCAGTGGGTTCATTGTCTGCGCTCCCGTTCCGGTTTCCTGCATCTGTGCAAGCTGCGTCTTGTACCGCTGCACCTGCTGCAAGAGGCCCTGTGCCTCCGCCGTGTTCTTCTTTTTCAGGTAGCTTTCCACCTCGTCGGCATCTTTCAGCAGCTTTTTCGCGCCGCTTGCCCACTGCATCGCCTTGTTGGCTACTGCCGTTCCCGCCTCCGTTTCGGATACCTTGGTGAAGTAGTCGTTCGCCTCCGTCCGGAACCGCGCAAGGCCGCTGCCGAGTGCAAGGCTGTCCTCGTCGTCCTCTTGGCCGTTCATTGCCTTCTGGTAACGCTTGAGCTGCGCCTCCCACGCATTGAGCTGCTTCTGATAGCTCTGCGCGTCCTCGCCCATCACGCCCGCATAGCGGTTGAAATAATCGCGTTCTTTCTCCACGCTTTGCAGCATCGCGCCCACGCGCTCTGCATATCCGCTGCCGGTCGCTCCGATTCGGTGCTTTTTCTGGAAATATCCGTCCATGGTTCCAAACAGTGCTCCCATATCCGTTTCCATCTGCTTGAAGCCCGAAGCACTCAGGCACTTTTCACGTTCCGCTGTCTGTACCGTATTCAGCTGATTCTGCCCTTTCTGCTGCATATATTCGTCAAAGGTTGCCGGATAGGAAAAACCACCGGAGGCCGCAGGACTATTCCCTGCGGCCTGCCGGTTTTTCTGTGCAACGTATTCGTCAAAGGTCTTCGGATAATTCATCTTTCTGCCTCCTCAGTTCAGTTTTACGGTCGGCCGCTTGTTCGGGCCTCCATTTCTTCTCCCGGAGTACCCTCCGTCATAGCTGCTTCCGCTCTTTCCTCCCGACAGGTTCGCATAGCTCAGCAGCCAGTTGTAAAGCTCGTTGTAGTCATAGCCCGCTGCGGCGTAGTACGCAATGTCGCTCTCTATCGCGTCAATCGTCCCCGCCTTGTTCAGCTTTGCCAGCAGCTCCTGCCGCTCCTTGTAGCCTACCGTCTTTGTTTTCGCGCTTCTGCTGCCTCCTCCGCCGCCGGAGCTTCTCGTGTAGGCCGCGCTCTGCGCTGCCGACAGGATCTTCTGCGCGTCGTCTGCCGAGATCCCCGCCGCCGTCAGCAGCTCGCCCGAGGGCATCTGCCCGTTTTGCAGCAGCGTCAGCGCAAGGGAATAGGAGTCGCTCTTTGCCTGCTGCTGCTTCTGCCATTCAAACTGCTCCTTCTGCCATGCAAGCTGATCCTCCTGCATCTTCCGGTTCCAGTTTTGATACGTCTGGTCTGCCGTCGGTGCGCCCACCTGCACGCCGAGGATCGCCGCAACCTTGTCGTCTGCCGTCCCCAGCTCCTTCCATCGGTTCATGGCCGCATCGATCTGCTGCTGGTACAGGCTCGGCATCAGCTCGGCCAGCTTGCTCTTCTGGTAGTCCGCCGCCTGCGAGGCAGCCGCAACCGCCTGCGTCGAGGGGATCCCTCCCGTCATGGTCGCGTACTGTCCCAGCGTGTCGCGCCCGGTTCTGTCCGCTTCCCGCAGATACGCCTTTTTGTAGGCCGAGATCACGTCGTCCCCCAGCAGATAGTCCACCGTCGATTTCTGCGTTCCCATCACCTTGTCCAGCTCCGCCGCGTAGGGGCTTACTCCCTGCGCCGCAGGCTGCGCGCCCGTCACACTGTTCAGCTCCGCCACATACGGATTGACCGGCATGATCTGCGCCGCAGGCGGTCCCTGCCATTGCCGCACCCTTTCCAGTTCTGCCGCGTCCTGCAACTGCTTTTCGTAGTCATTCTTGCTTGCCATGGTTTAACCTCCTATCTGCTGCGGCATTGCCGCCTGCATCTGCATCATCAGCATCTGCTGCTGAAGCTGCTCCTCTCTGCGCTGCTCCATCAAGGACTTGATCTTCCCCGCACCCGGGAAATGGTCCTCCTCCATCTTCGTCCAGTAGAGGATCAGCGTGTCAATGCTCCTCGGGTCTCCGAAAGCGCCGGACTGCAGGTGCGCCGTGGTCTCCTGCCACATCGCCTCGCGGTTCGTGGCAAGGCCGGACGCATCGTCGCAGGAGAACAGGAATTGATCGTTCCAGTAAAGCTCCCCGGCATCGTCCATTCTCAAAAATGCGTAGGAATTCCATTCCTCGTATTCCTGATTTCCCTTTTCGTCCCGGAAGCGCAGCGGCCGCTTCTCTTCGCAGTATGCCAGTTGGTTTTTGAACATCCGCTCAAAGATTCGCGCATACGCCGCTTTCTTCAGCACGCGCTTACTCTCCAAGCGTCCCGCCGACTGTGCTGCCGCAAATTCCTTTGCCTTGCCGGACTGCGCCGTCGGGTCTGTCCGTCCCTGATAGCTGTCCGTCATGCCGATCAAGCGTCTGGATTCCTCGTAGGCCTGCGTCAGCATCGCCATGTTCGGGGTGATGTCCGCCTGAAAGTCTCTCACCGCGATCAGGTTTGCATCCGCCGCATTGCCCACATACCAGATGCCGTTATCCTGCGGGTCAACTCTCAGGTGCGTCGAATCCGGCAGTGTGATCTTGCTGCCCGCCTTCATCAGCCGGTCTATGGTTTTCTGCTCCAAGCGGTTGATGGTGTTCTGCTGGTCTGCGATCTTGTCGCAGTCCGATTCACCTAAGAATTTCCCGTGCGCCGTCACGTTCCTGCGCAGCACCGCTGGGAAAATGTCCGGCTTGTAGTACGGGATTTCAATTTCTTCTTCGTAGCTTTCCGCTTCCGGCGCCGGCGCGATCTCCTGCATGGGAACCTCCTGCGCGCCGAGGCTCCCCATCGGTGCCTGCATCGCGTCCATAGCAGCCGGTTCCGTTATCTGTTCTTCCGGCCGGTAGAAGATTTTCCCGAAGCCATGCTCTGCTCTCAGCCGCTGCGTGATCGCCGGGTTTACTCCAAGCTCGTCCAGCTCGTCCAGCCTCACCTTGCGCGAGGTCTCCACCACGTCCTCCCAGCTGTTTGCCCCGCAGAAGGAGCACACGCCCTTTCTCGGCTTCCGCTTTTCCGCGTCCTCCGGGTAGCTCCCGTCCTGCGTCGGCTCGCTCAGGTCTATGTACGCGCTGTCCGCCTCCGTCTGCCCGCACTTTTTGCAGCGCCGCAGGATGCGCGCCTGGCAGTCTGGCAGGTTCTCCACCTCCAGGTTCCCCACCCACGCAAAGCGGCCCACACCTCCGTCCTCGTTCCGGTACTCCGCGATCTTCAGCGTTACCACATCCTCCGCTGTGCTCTCCTCCTCGCTTCTGACCTCCGGCATCTCCTCCTGCATATCGCCCACGTCCACGCCGTAGCGTCTGCGCACATAGCCCTTCGTTACCGGAATCAGCCAGAAGTAATATTCCATCTCGTCAATTTCCTGCACGCCGTTCTGCGGCACAAACTGCATCGGGTGGACGCATTTCAGCGTGTTCTCGCCCACGGTCGTGTGCGTCCGCTTGCTCGTGTCCCACTCCGGCAGATACAGGCAGCCGCCCTGCTTGTAGGTGATGCGCTCGGATTCGTCGTTCAGCTCCTCCGTCGGGATCCTGTCCAGCTCGTTTCGCAGCATGTTTTCTATCATCCGCGCCAGATGCTCGTCCTCGCGGCGCATCGGCGTGACCTTCGGCATCGGGATGGAGCTGTCAATTTCCGATTCGATGTTTTCTGCCGTGATGTTCCAGACGTGGCTTGTCTCCTTCTGGTATCCGTACTTCCTGTCGTTCTCCGTCAGCGGGGTCAGCTTGCGCTCCCCTCTGTACTGCGCCTCTCTGCGCTGCATCTTTTCCTGCTCTGCGGCGTAGGCGGAAAGATTCTTTTCCAGCCGCTCCTGCCACAGGCTCACGGTTTCCTTTTTCTGTTTCATGCTGCCCTCCTCAAAATCAGAACGGATTGCCCCAGAGCTTCAGCAGCTCTGCCTTCTCCGCCTCGCTTGCGTTGTCGTAGTCCTCCCACTGGTCGGCGTGCCATTTCACGCGCTCGCCCCGCGGCTTTTCTATCCGCGTTTCCTGCTGGTCCCGGATGTAGTAGGTGATCGCCAGCGCCATCACGCAGTCGTCGTGTGCGCCCTCTATCGCCTCCGGCCGCCCCTTGCTGTTTCTCGCAAAGGTCAGCATCTCCTGTATCGTGTCCTCGTCGTCCACCAGCTCCGGGTGCTCTCTCATGATTCCCACCAGCCCCGCAATGATCGTCGGCCTTGTCAGCCGGTCGGTCCTGAAGCCGTAGGACATCCGCACCTTCTTCGTCACGCTGTCCTCCACCTCTCGCAGGTATAGCTTTGGGTATCTCAGCCTTTGCAGCTCCTTCACCGGGTGCGTCGAGAAATTTACCTCCACGCCGATGAGCGCCGTGTTGTAGTACATCCCCAGGCAGTAGAGCTGCCTTGCAAACAGATCCTCGTCCGTCCTTGTCCGGTACTTTGCCACAAGCCGACCCGTCGCGTTGTCTATCACGTCCGCCACAAACCAGTCAGACCCCTCGCCTGCCGTGTCCGCGCCGATCACATAAGGGTGTCCCTGCTCCGGCTGCCTGTATATCACCGTCTCCCCCGCTGCGTCCTCCCGGAATGTCCAGTCCTTCACGGCAATCTCGTTGTAGCCGTAGTCAAACTCTCCGCGCATCTCCGGCTTTTTGAGGTGCTGGAGCTTCTCCATCAGCGTCTCCCGGTCAAATATCGTCTGCGACAGCACGCCCCACTGCCCCAGGCAGTACACCTGATAGTAGTACGGGTCTGTCTCCTTCATCGCCTCCAGCGTCAGCCGGTCCTCCTCCGGCAGAAATCGGTTGTCCCAGTAGACGCTCCTGTGCGTCCTCACTCTCTCGTCCTTCCGGTCAAAAAACCGTTTTTTCAGCCAGTGTGTGATGCTGATGGGGTTAAAGGTCAGGATGATCTGCTTGTAGTATCTCGTGTTGCCGCGCAGGCGGATGTCCAGCTGGTCAAAGTCCCGCTCCTCGATCTCCGATGCCTCCTCTATCCAGATCCCCGTGATATCGTGGATGGATTTCAGCTTTTCCACGTCGTCCAGCCCCGCGAAGATAATTTCAGAGCCGTTCTTAAATTGCAGGTACATGTCCGACCCTTTGCCTTTTGGGATTCTTGCAATCTCCTCCGGGCAGAGCGCCTGCGCCTGTGTCTTTAGTTGGTCAAAGCAGCTCTCCCGCAAGGTTCTGGCTACCTTTCGCACCACCAAAAACCTGTGTTTTTTCTCCGAGATGCAGCGGTCTATGATCTTCTGTCCCGCGAAGATGCTCTTCCCGGAGCCGCCGCCTCCCATCAGCACCAGATGCCGGTGCTGGTCGAAAAACAGCGGCAGGAACTTCTCGTTGCTGATCTCCTTTAGCCTCTTAAACCACAGCGCCGCCTGCACCGCCTCGTCCAATCCGCGCTCCATCGTTGCCTCCTAGTGGATCTCGCTTCCCTCGTACTGCTCCCGCGCCATCGCGTACAGCCGCCACATCCCGGTTCCCTCTATGCGGATGCGGTAGTAGTCGCACCGCCTCGGCAGGATCGGGATCTGCACGCTGCGCTTGATCCCCTGCGTCAGCGTCCAAAGGGTCTCCCACTGCCCGCCGTCGTATTTGATCTTGATCGTCACGGTCGCGCCCGTCTCCAGCCCCATGCGCAGCTGCATCTTGCTCATCGCCTTGCGGTTCAGGCTCCCTGCGGTGAAATCGCCGAATTCCGCAAAGCTCTCCACGCTTCCCGCTTCCTCCGTCGGTTCTATTCCTTCTATTTTTCCGTTTCCGATCAGGTCGATGATCGCCCGGTTTTCGTACTGCTCCGGCACGATGCTGTGCTCCAGCAGCGCGTAGATCGTCCCCTGGTCGTAGGTCATTCCGATCACGCCCGGATCGTCCTCCTTCATCCATAGGCCGTGCTTGCTGTCGTAGCGGTAGATTGCCTTCTCCCCGTCCACCGTCAGCCGCGCATAGTATCGCACGCCGTCTGAGCAGGCCAGAGCGTCCTTGATCTCCCCGTTCCCAAATACGCTGTCCTGTGCCCGCGGGTACTCGTCCGCGTAGATCATCATCCCGTCGCGGGATAGATACAGCAGCATTCCGCCCGCTGCGGCAATGCTGTTCTGCTCGCCTTTTTTTACGCCCGGCATCGCAATCTCCGAGGTCTGAAACGCATTTGCCGTCGCGCCGTAGATGCGGATCATCGAGTCTTCGCGGAAGAAGGTCGGATATCCGCCGAAGCTCACGCCTCCCGTGATTTCTCCCTTCCTCTGCGTCTCCAGCGCCCACGCGTCCGTGCTCAGCCCCTCGAACACATTCCAGTTTTTCGGGTCGCCCAGCTTGCATGCGTAGATCGTTTTCCCCTTCCAGCCCCACAGCCGGTTGTCGTACTCAAAAATGCCGTCCAGATCCGGCATCGTGCGCTTGAGCGTCACCGTCCCGGAGATCGTTACCGAGGTCACGGGGTTTCCGTCCGGCTCCAGCGGCATCTTGAAGCAGTTGTCGGAAAATACCAGTTTCCCGCTCCCGCTCGTCGATATCTGCATTTCCCGCAGGATTGCGGTTTTCTCGTTCCCCGGCGCCTCCGTCAGCCCGGAAAGCTCCATCCCGTCTCCAACCTGCGGGTATCCTCCCAGGTAGGAGATCCCCGTAAATGTCAGCGTGTTTGCCGTCGCCTTTTCTCCGTAGATTGTCCCGTCCGTCAGCTTTACGCCCGTCACCCTGATCTCGCATTCCAGCGGCTCTATCAGCTCCTCTTGGTACTGCCACTTTGTGCCCGTCCATCGGTACACCGGGTAGATGATTGGTTCCCTCCCGGACGTCAGATACAGTTTCCCCGCATCCGCCTCCGTCAGTGTCGGAAGCTCAGTGTCTGTCGACACATATCCGTCTATCTCCAGTGCCGTCTTAATCAGCCACTTTTCCGGCAGAAGCAGCACCCGGTCGCCGAATCTTATGAATTTCCAGTCTTTCTTTTCTCTCCCCAGATTTACTGATATTTTCCATTTTCTCGACCGCAGCTCGTACCCCCCGCTCCAATCAGTCCATAGTACCACGTCCCACATGTTCCCATTGTCCGCATAGATTACCTGCTTTTTCTGCTCGTACCTTCCGTCCTTCACGCCTGCATCCGCAATCCACCGCTTTTCCCTCGGCTGCAGAATCGGGTACTCCTTGCAGGTCAGGTTTTTCATATCGTAAAGCTCGCCGTCCGAGCAGGAAAGGCTGTGACGCAGACCGCCAAAGGCCACCTGCGCCGTTTTTTTGATCCTATCCTCGTATCTCATGCTCGGCAGCTTGCTCATTTCTTCTCCTCCAAATTTTGCAGGCGCGTCTCTGCCTGCTCGTCAATCCTGTCCAGCTCTCCCAGCAGATAGTCCAGCGCCCGTAAAAGCTGCCGGTTAAAGCTCTGCTGCGCTTCCAGATCTCTTCTTGTGTTTCCGGTCAACTCCGGCGCCTTGACCAAAGCATTGATGTTTTGCAGCATTTTCTTCCTCCTATGCCGTTTCCGGCGGGACGTGTTGCGCGCCCCGCCGGAGGATGTATCAAAGGGTATTGCCAAAGCTCAGGCCGCCTGCCGCAAATGCGCGGAAGTCCACGAAGCCGCCCGTGAATCTTGCGCGGCCCTTCCAGACGTTCGCGTCGTTGTGCGCGATCTCGCTCTTGACGGTCAGGTCCTTGCGCATGATGTCCACCGCGCCGAAATAGCGCTTGTTGTAGCCGGAATCCATCAGGATCCACGGCACGGTGGTGCCGCCGGTGCAGTACTGGTTCAGTTCGTTCCAGATCAGCACGTTCCACGCGCCGAAGAGGTAGTTGAACTTATTGCTTGCTGCCGTGCCGGGGTCGTTGTGCGCGCCCAGCACGCCGAACACCTCCGCCTTGATTTCGGCGTCGTTGGGGATGATGATGGTGTCCGGGTTCATCGTCAGCATGTTGCCGTCGTCGTCCGTCAGGTTCTGCATGGCGGTCGCCAGCTTGCCCAACGCCGCCGCGGAGAATGCGTCCTTAAAGGCGTTGCACTGGGTTGTGCTCTTTTTCTGCGGCTTGTGATCCGCTGCAAAGAGCTTCTTGCCGTCGGAGCAGGTGGTCTTAAACTCCACGTTTTTTGCCTTGTAGGCCGCCTGATTCTTGATTGCCGCGCCGAGCAGCCCCGCAAAGAACGCACTGCGCTTGCGGTGGTAGTCGTCCAGGAAACCCTGCGGCTGCCCCACAAGCACGGAGTCCATCTTGTCCTCCATCATCTCCTCGGAGATGGCGAAGCTGCCCTTCCACGTCACAGCCGTAAAGCTCTGCTCGTCGCTCATGTCCACGCCGCCCGTCGGGTATGCGCCGTTTTCTCCCACCGGCGCGAAGGTATCCACCGCGCCAATTCCGGTAAATGCCTCGGAGTGGTGCGTGCTGCGTACCTGCTTAAAAATCTTGGCCGCAATGTTGCTCTCGTCGTGCATCCATGCCTCGTCGCGGCGCTCGATAAACGCCGCGATCGGGGACTGAATCTCGCCAAAGAGCGAGTTGGCCATATTGCTGGATTCGCTCAGAATGATCTGTGCCATATGTTACATCTCTCCTTTCGTTCCGGCGGTTTAGCCGCCGCCTGTGGTCTTGGGAATGCGCGGGAAGCGCACGAGCATCTTGCCGCCCGCCGCCGTGTCCAGTGCCTCCACCACTTCCACGGCGGTTCCCGCCGTCGCTGTGATCTTTGTGCCGGTGGTGTCGATGGTCAGCCGGCTGCCCGCTGCTGCGGACGTGTTCGCCACGGAGTTTTCCGTCTCAAACACCGTCTCCTCGTCCACCTTGATTGCCGGGATCACGTCGCCGGATGCGACCGTCCCCCCGTACATGCCGATGTACTCCGGCCGGTTATCACCGCTGCACTTTGCCAGTTTCCCGGCGGAAAGCACCAGCGCCTGTCCCGGCCGGATCTCGCCCAGCGCTGCTGCCTGCTTGTATTCCCACGGCGTCGGCTGCCCGTCGGCGTAGGTATAAGGGATAAATGCCATTTTTCTCTCCTCACTTTCTGTTTTTCCGGTAATCCTTCGCGATCTCTTCGTCCGTGATCCCCGGATTAAATACGCGGTACATCTCCTTCACCTGCTGCGGCACCACAAATGCCTCGCTCTGGCTGGTCGGTGTACCCTTGATGTGCGCCTGCGACATTGCAGCGTTTCGCGCCCGCTGCTCTCCCGCTGCGCGGGTTTTCTGCATGATCGCGTCAAAGTTTGCGGTCTTGTACGCCTGTACAAAGCTGCACCCCTTGCGCACGAGGTCGGCAAAGTCCCCGCCTGTCGGCATCCGGATGATGTCGTCCAGCGTCTTGATCTCCGGGTTCAGTTTCCGGATCTCCGCCAGCTCCATCTCTCTTCTCGCCGTGAAGTTCTGCACCTCGGCGGTTTCCTTCGTCTCCTTCGCGTCCTTCAGGAGGGCCTGCATCTCCGGAGAGGCCATCACCACGCTTTGCAGCACCTCCGGGCTGAGCTTCCCGTTTTTCAGGTCCTGCTCCGCCTTGGCCTGCATCTTCGCTTGCTGGTACGCCGCGAATTCCTCCATCGTCGTGACCGGCTGCCCCGTTTTCGGGTCCTTCAGCCCCATCTGGCGGAGGATCTCGGCGGCAGCGTCCTGCCGTCCCTTCTTCTCCGCCTCCAGCTTCTCCCGGTTTCTCCGCTGCGCCGCGTTTTTTCGGCGCGTTTCCGCGTCCTGCCCGTCCTTTTCAGGCTCCTGCGCATTCTGCTGCGCTTCGCCCGGATTCCCTTCGCCCGCTTCTGCCGGTTCGGCGGCCTCCGGCTCTTTTCCGCCCTCGTCCTGCTCCGCTTCTGCGGTTTCGGATGCTTCTGCTGGCTGAGCTGCCGGTTCGGCGGCTTCCGGCTCTTTTCCGCCTGCTTCCGGCGCGGGTACGCCGAAAAGCTCGTAATAATTGGTTTCTCCCATGTTGTCCTCCAGATTTTTTTACTTTTTCCCGCCTGCCGTGCTCCGCAGGTCGTTTCCGGTGTGCACCTTGCCGCTGTCCTTGTTTTCGTGCTGATACGGTGCCTTTACAACCTGGCTGCCGGTGTTTCTCACCTTGCCCTCGTATGCCTTTTCCACTGTCGCTCACCTCCTTGCACCTTCTTTTTCTCCATTTTCTCGCATCAGCTCCCCCAGTTACTTCCAACATTCGGTTGCAAGCACCTGAATGTTTGGCGAATTGCATTAAAAAATCCCGGCAGGGCTTCCCCCGCCGGGTCTGTCAGTTTTTCATGTGTCTTTCGGCAATCTGCATTTTCTCTACGATCTTCGGCAGCCGCCGCTTGATCGTCGCCTGCGCAAGATAAACTTCCGCCGCCACATCCGCCTGCGGCAGCTTGTCGATGTAGTAGAGCTTTGCAATTCGCTCGTTCTCGGCTCCTACATTGGCCTGCTCAATTACCCGCTCCATCTCGCCCCTTGTCAGCCCTTGCAGCGCGGGCGGCAGGCTGATGCGAGCCATCGGTGCCATTACTTGAGCAGATATGTCCAGCTGTTATGCCCGATCATGCCGTCCACGCCGAGATTGTGCTCGGCCTGCATCCTGCGCACACCGGCCTCCATCTTCGGCCCGAACAGCTTGTCCGTCGCCGGAATGGTGTAGGGATAATAGCCCTTGTCCTTCATCAGCAGCATCGCCGCGCGGACATCGTTTCCGCTCATGCCGCGCTTGAGCATTCTCAGTTCCATCGTGATTGTATCCTCCTTTTTCGGTTCTTCGGGTGCCGGTGTCGGCGCAGGCGTTGTCGGCTCTGCCTCCGTGGCTTTGCTGGCATAGTCAGGCAAGCCGAAGCCACGGATGTACCGGCCATTGACGGGGATGGTGCGATAACCGACCAGATGCACGCCGTTGACGACCATATTGCCCTCGGTCGCTGTGATTGTCTTGCCGTCGCAGTCGGTGACGATGCCTACATGGCTATCTCCGACAGTGCAGTCCCCGACACCATTGTCGCTCCATGCGTACACGATCACGTCGCCAAGTCGAGGGACGTGTGCGTCGTTTTCTTCCCAGCGTCCCAAGCGCTGGTAGAGCTTGATCATCTCACCAACACCGACCTCTGTCGGCATGATGTCGGTCAGACCGCAGGCAATCGCCACGGCCGATACCGTACCGGCACACCATGCATCGGTATATCGCAGCTTATATCCTCGTGCGAGTGGCTTGTGGCTGTTGTAGATGTCGATGATCTTTTTGTGGCTTCCATCAGCGTTGTTGTAGCCGACCCACGACTTGATCTGATTGACGACCTTCTGCCTGAGTTGAGTTTCCGTCATGGCTCACGCCCCCTTTTTGTAGCTTGCGCTGCTGATGCCCAGCAGCACGCCGAGGAAGGTGTCCGCAGCAGTGATCGTGCCGACGATCTGCTCCCCGTAGGGAAGCCCCCAGATACCGGACAGCGCAAAGTACAGCGTGCCCAGCGCGGGCAGCAGATACAGCGCGATCCACTTCAGGATGTCATAGACCTTGTTGCTCAGTTTCATTTCCATTTCTCCTTTCAAAATTCACCGGTTTCCCGGTTTTTTCCCTTGCCCGCTGCGGTCAGATCAGCCGCCCCAGCACCGCGCCCACCAGCACCGAGATCAGCGCCGTCACGACTGCCGTCACCGCGCTGTCCCAGCGCTTCGCGGGCTTGTTCAGCAGGGTATCGACGTTCGTCTTGATCTCCGATACGTCGCTCTTGGTGTGCTCCATGTCCTTCTGTAAGCCGCAAATCGCCGTCACCAGCTTGTCCTGCTCGTCCACGCGCTTTTCCAGTCTGTCCAGCCGGTGGGTGTTGGATTTGCTCCGCTGCTCGTTCTCGATCTCCTTTTCTTCAATTTCCATCCGCTTTCCCTCCTTCCCGCCTTACTTCCATCGGCCTACGGAGTACATTGTCACGCGCACCGTGATCCCGCTTGACGCTGTTGCACTAGCATACTTCCATTGGCCTGTTCGCACCGCCGTCGCATCAAGATAGGTCTCGATCCATAGAGCGCTCCCGCTGCCACCGGCTCTTGCTGTCACCTGCTCTACCGGCGCGGCCACAAAAAGCCCGCTCGGGTAGTTGTAGTAGCCATACATCGCCGTGCTGTCATAGATCTGCCCCCACGCCGTCGTGATCGACACATTTTCGTCCGTGTACTCTCCCCAGCACTCCGCCACGCCCGATGCCCACTTCCGATACCGCCAGATTCCGCTCGTGCCCTGTTCTGTGATGTAGTCCTTGATGCCGAGCGCTTTCATAATCCCGGCGACGCTCGTCTCGCCCGTGCCGCCCTTGCCAATCGGCAGTGTTCCGCTCACGTCCGATCCGGCAAGAGATACGCTCCCCTTCGTCGCCAGAGCGCCGAGGCCTAAGTTTTTCCTTGCGGCTGCTGCCGTCGTTGCCCCGGTACCGCCCTTGCTCACCGGCAGCGTCCCCGTCGCATCGCTGCCTCCGAGGTCTACTCTGTCTTTGCTGGCCAGTGCGCCGGACGGCACATTCTCAGGGTTCGCCGGTGTGTACCCCAGTGCCGCCGTGATTGCAGCCTCCGTCACGGTTGCATCCGTGCCCGGCTCTCCTTGCGGGCCTTGCGCGCCGGGTTCTCCCTTTGCCCCCGGCTCTCCCTGTGGGCCTTGCGCTCCTGTCTCGCCCTTTGCGCCGGTCTCCCCCTTCGGCCCCTGATCTCCTTGCGGCCCCTTGATGTTGACCGGTGCCGGATTTCCCAAGCCTCCGTCGTTTGTCCACGAGATCACGCCCGCTGCGCTCACGCTCGGGGTGAAGGTCGTGCCAGGCTTCCCCGCGCCGCCTCCGCCCGATGTCACGCCGATGTTACTCCGTGCCTGTGCTTTCTGCGCCTCCGTCAGGCTCTGCGGCGTGTACTTTACGGCATCTGCACCGGCGCCTCCCTTTGCCTGCTCCGCCCAGTATTTCGCGTTGTTGTGGTATGCCGGGTCTGTCGCCGGTACCTCCGCCGTCCCCCGTTTTCCCTCCGCCCAGGCCTGCGCGGTCTTCGCCGAGGAATCCGCCTCGCCCGCAGAGAAGTCCGCGTCCTTCGCGGCGTTCTGCGCAGCGTTTTTTGCCGCAACCGCCGCGTCTTTCGCATTTGATGCAGCCAGCGCCGAGTCATTTGCCTCCTGCTCCGATTCTCCCGCGCGCTGCTGCGCGGCCTGCGCCGCCTCCTTTGCCGCATTCGCCGCTGCCGCCTGCTGGCTTGCCGTGGCCGCAGACCCCGCTGCGGCTGTTTTGGCCGCCGTCGCCTCCTGCGCCGCCGTCGTAGCGGTGTTCTTAGCGCTGCCTGCGGTTGTTGCCGCACTCTGTGCGTCGTCTTTGGCCGCAACTGCCGCATTTTTGGCCGCCGTCGCTGCCGCCGTCGCCTCCTGCGCCGCCTGATTTGCAGACGCCGTGATCGTCGTCTGTGCATCCTGTGTGATCTCGTCCTGGATGCCCTGCATATCCACAAGGTCGTGCCAGTCCTCCGTCCCGTCCGTCGCCCACTGGATCACCTTGCCCTGGTACTGCATCTTGGTCCCCCGTCCGTCCGCGCCGTGCAGGGATTGCAGCCACTGCTCCTCCGTGCCGGTGTAGCCGTGCTTTTTGGCGATCGCATAGGCCGAGAGATAGTATTGCAGCAGCTCCGCCCGCCCGTCTGCCGGTGCGAGCACCTCCGCCACATAATGCACATACTCCGTGTAGTAGGCGTTAAACATCTGCATTGTGTTCTGGTATTTGCTGTACTCGCCGTTTGCGTAGTCGATCTGCGCCATCAGGTACTGCGTGTAGAGCTTGTCATAGGGATAAGGCGCAGTCAGCTCCGCCGTTGGCAGGCTTTCGTCCTCTCCTAACTCATATGGCGCAATGTCCGTCACCGTCACAAGGTGGATTTCGCTCAGCACCATCCCCTCGATCTCGTTGACCCACATCAGGAGCAGCTCGTCGTCAAACGGCGTCGGCTTCAGCTTCTTCGCGAGCTTGATCAGCTTGTCGATCTTCATGTTCCTTCTCCTCTCCGGGGAGCTTCAGCCCCAGCTCCCGCAGCAGCTCCAGCTTTTCCTGGGCCGTCATTGTTTTGCTCACGACCTCTCGCGTCTCCTTGTCGAGGCTGATCTCCTGCCGCTCCTTCCATCCGCAGTTGTGCTGCAGGCTAAATTTCGCGCCCGCTGCGGAGGATTTTTCCAGCACCTTCCCGGCCAGATAGTCCTCCACGCGCCCCCGCGCGCGCTCCACCGTGTCGGCATACGCCTTTTTCTTGCCGTATTCCGCCCACGTCGAGCGGTGGATGCCCAAAAACAGGCATAACCCCGCCATACTTGGCTTTTTGATCCAGATTTCCTCCACCGCCGGCGTTCCGTCCGCCGCGACCGGCCGGACGAATTTCTTCCTCGGGTGCCCGAAGGCATCCAGCGTCACGCCATAGGTGCCGTCCGGCTGCTCCTGATAGTCGATCTCCTCCAGGATGAGCGGACGCACCACGCGGATGGAGTCAAAATATCTGTCCACGGCCTCCGCCAGCTCCCGCGGCCTGTATCTTGTCTGCACGCATCCTCCCTCCTTTGCACCCTGATTATCGCCTCCCCGCCCCCGCAGTTACTTCCAATTCTTCCCGCCGAAAAAAAATTTCGATTTTTTGAAAAAAGTGCTTGACAAACCACTCATTGAGTGGTATTATATAAGTGTAAAGAGCAAGACCCCACAAAACAAAACATTTGGAGGAAATTAAAATGGCAAAGGTTATCAATTCTTACGGCACCGAGATCAACTACAATGCGGCTGTCGAGCTGATGGACGACGAGCTGCGCGAAGAGATTCACGCTGACCTCTCCCCCTGCACCGAGCAGGAGTTTTTCGATGAGTACGCCCGCCGTCACGCCGAGCGCTTCGGCGAGATCTGGGAGATGGACAAGCGGAATCCCTGCTATTGAGGCGCGCCATGCTCGACCCTCATACCCGCGATTATCTCCGCGCCGCGTCCTATTGTTTCAGCGACCGTGAGGCTTTCATCGCCGACCTGTCCCGCGACGACGTGTGGCTCGACCCGGACGACGCAGACATTCCAGCAGATCGTCTGACCCTCCTCGGCAGCATCTACGATCTGACGCACGCCACCGTCCGCGGCCTGTGTAAGCAGTATTCCCTTTCTCACGCCCAGTTCGCCGCCCGGTTCTGCATCCCGCTTCGCACCGTGGACAACTGGTGCACGGGCGAGCGCAAAGCTCCCGCTTATGTAGTCGCCATGGCAGCCGAGCTGCTCGCCGCTGACGAGGCCGCGCGCTGGTAACTGCAAATCATAATCGCCCGGAGGACGACCTCCGGGCGATTACCATCTCTTGTACACTTTCTCCCGCATCCGGCACAGTGTCTGGATGCTGATGTAGTGGTCCATGCTTACGCGCTGCACGTCGCTGTCGTCGTGCAGCAGCCATTCCCGCAGCGCGCCGATGTATGCGGCATCGCCGCCTGCCGCATCAGCGATCAGGCGGTCTATTTTGTCTTGTCGATTTTTTGGCAGGTCGTCGTAGTTGACGAGCGTAAAATAGATCCTCCCCTGCTTGCGGTAGGGCATTTTTAGGCCGCGCTGCATTTTAAATCCCATGCTCGCCGCCTCCGTCCTCTGTGCGGCTTTCCCGCTTTTTTGGCACATAGCGGACGTACTGTACCACTGTCTCCTCGTTATACTCCGCCCGCTCCAGCACGCTGGCGCCCGCTGGAACCCTGATCTCCGGGTTGCCCAGCACCTCTCTCTCCGTAATCACCGGCAGCAGCATCCCGCGGCTGACGGCGTATTTTTTCGCGTCCGGTTGCCGTCTCACCTGCCGCAGCAGGTATACCGCCACCGGCGTGTAATCCTTTTGCCCTCTCAGCCGGCGGATATCCACGGAGCCGAGCCGCCACTGCTGCTGCAAAAGATCCCACGACAGTCCCTCCGCCGCAATCACCAGATGATGGTGGATGCGCACCGCCTCGCCCGTGTCCCCGTCAACGTCCGAGGTCACGGCAATGTATTTCAGGTCCCCGGCCTTCCGCTTGATTCTCCGCAGCCACAGGTTCATCTGCTTCTCCGCCTCCGCGCGCAGTAAATCACAGGCAGCGGAGAATTGGTTTTTCTCTCCCTCTGCCTGCACCCTCTCCTGTTTCCTTTTCGCGGCCCTCCATTCTCCGATCTCGCCGACTCTTGCGCCCATCGCCCACAGAGTCTGCTCCTCCGTCAGCTTTGCTTTCCTGCACAGCGCTTCCAGTCCCGCCGGATCGTAGTCCAGCGTGATCAGCAGTCCGTTTTCGTGCGTGTAGTTGCAGTTCAAAATTCTTGCCAGCTTCCGCAGGCTGGAGTTAAAGTTCGCCTCCTGCTTCCGATAGGAGGTATTTCCCTTTTTCCGGGAGGATCTGGGGCGTGCGTTGTCGCCGACGGGAAACCGCGTCCGCTCCACCACGCCGTTTGCGCACACGTATTTTCTCTCCATGATCTTCATTCTCTCTCCCTCTTTCCGGTTTGGTCGTAAACTTAGGTCTTTACCGAGCCTCGAAAATACGCGCGCGCGCGTATTATATATAGTGTTGATCCGGTCCTCTATTTCCTGCCCGCTGCGCGGGCCGGTAATACAATCCCCGATCGCTGGCCGGTTCCCCGGCCAGCTTTTCATTTCTGGCGCTTCTGCCACCGCCGGAGCGCCGCCGTCTCCACAGCCACCTTTGCCTCCAGCGCCTCCGCAATGTCCACATTGAGGAGGCTTGCGGCCTGCATCCTCGCGTCTATCGTCGCGTATGCCCTTACCTCCACCGGGTCGTGCCCCGGCAGCAGCACCTGCATCCGCACCGGCTCGCGGAACACATAGCCGTATGCCGTCCCGTGCATCACGCCCTTCTGAGCCGCAGCACCTCCATGTCCCGCGCCGTTTTCGACCATCTCACATCCAGCGCTCTTGCCGCGTTCTTGGTCGCCTCCAGCCTGTCCCGGCCTTTTACCTCCGTTGTCCTTCCTCCCAGCGTCACCCGCCATATGTATTGCACCTCCATGTCAAGCTCTCCTTTCCGGCAGCCGCCCCGTTGCGTGCACATATCCGCGCAGCTTTCCGTAGCTCCCGTAGCCGTCACGCCGGTAGGTCCATGCCAGCGCGGAAATCTCCTCCATCGACATCCCCGCCAGAGGATTCTCTCCGATCGTCTGCCGCTCCCGCGCCACCGCCTCCAGCTCCGCCGTGTTGATTTTTCCGTTTGCGTGGATCGTCCTCCCCTCCGCCTGGCACTCCTCGCAGATCCACAGCCGCCGGGGATTCATCCGCTTGCCGCAGCATTTGCATATTCTCACTTTAGGTCTGCGTCCCATTTCATTCCTCCTCCACTATTTTCACGCATTCCGATGCGCAGTTGCTTCCATTTTTGTACACAACTCTGATCCAGTTATGCCGCCTGTTGATTTCCTGCACCACGCACCGGGTAACTCGCCCTACCTTGCTCTCGTCTGCGCAGTTTACCGGCAGCCGGAGCGTCAGCCCAATCTCCAACTTTTCCGCCGGTATTCTCGCATCCCAGTGCGCCTCCCCGCCCGGCGTCCTCCGCGGGTTGATCAGTATGTATCTCATCCGTTTTTTCTCAACTCCTAATCCGCTTCCCACGGCACGCGCTGCGGCTCTGCTGTGTTGGTAATACGTTCCGCCCGGCTGCAATAGTCCTGCGGAGTGATCGTCCCGCCATACTCGCAGCAGTACCAGCCCGTCCCGCTCTGCCGCAAGTTCTGGCAATCTTTACACCGCACAACCGGAACGGCGGCGACATCCCGCTCCCACCTGACCTGATCGTATACCGCGCGGGACACAACATCAGCGGCGGGCATATCCGCGATTTCCCGCTTTGCGTCCGTCATTGTTGCCAGCTTGTCGGTCACTTCCACCTCGGTCAGGCGTGCCATCGCCATGTCTCGGCTTATATAATCACCCATTGTCTACCTCCCTTTTCACTCCGTCCGCGCAGAAGAAGTCCTCCCGCACGATGCAGTCTACGCAGCGGCCATAGCTGCACGTCAGTCCGCCGATGTCCTCCCAACTGTGCTCGCAGTCCTTGCAGCGCACCACCGGCGCGACATCGGCGACCGGCAATCGGTGTACTGCTTCTTCTGCCTCAAAAACGCGTTCTCTCGCCTTGTACCCGGCAGTTCTGACGTACACCTTCATTATTGCGTCAATCGCAGCTTCTCGCTCAATGTATTCAGCCATTGTCTATTCTCTCTTTCAGCCGCTCCACTTTTCGCCTGCGCATGGAACGCACATCATCAGCGCAGCCAAACAATATCTTCATTTGCTCGAGCATGATCTCCACATCGGCGATCTCCTCGGCAATGCTCGCGGGCGAGTATTTGCCACGCAGGTACTTGCACAGCTCCTTCTGTAGCTCGCTCATTTCCTCTATCGTTACCACGATCTGCAAAGCAGAGCCGTAGGTGTCCAGTGCTCTCTGAAGCACTGCCGATTCATCGATGTATTCAGCCATGGTCAGCCCTCCTTCGGCTCGCCTCTGCTGCAAAATCCGTCCGGCTCTTTTACCGGTTTGAATACACGATCCCAGCGCTCACCATAGGTGAAGGTGTTTTGCGGGTGTCCGCAGTAATAGCCTACGGTTCCATCTATCCTCTCATACCGTTCGGCGTGTTCGCACTCCTTGCACCGCGTCACGACCACGGCATCGACGGTGGGTAGTTGCTCCAACATCTGCGCCGCTTTTTCAAAATACGGGGCAGCGTCCATCAAAACCGCCATGTTTGCTTTTGCACGAAAAATAGACACGCCCGTTCCGCGCTCAATGTATTCAGCCATTGTCAGTCCTCCTCTCCGGCTTTTCTGTGCGGCGCTCCCGGAATCCATATCTGCTCACGGCAGGCGTAGCATATCCCGTCCTCTTTCCACGCGCCTTGCCCGTATTTGCAGTCGCCACACATTGGCATCGCCGTCATCCTCCTGCCGCAGTGTGGGCAGTAGTCAGTGATCGTTCTCGCATCCGTCCCTTGACCACGCCGGTATCTTGCAAATGGCATCCACAGCCCACAGCTGGTGCATTGTGGTGTGTCTGCTTCATATACTCTCCACTCAGCCATTGTCAGCCCTCCTGTTCCAAAAAACTGCCGCGGCCTCATCACTTGCTCTCTCAAAAGCACGCATAAATCGAACGCTTTTCATTCTGCATTTTTCGCACTCGACATAGGAATAGCCGGGGCCATCAGGATCATGCCATATCTTTGCCGTTCCACCGCAAAACGGGCAGGGTTTCAATTCAGCCATTGTCAACGCTCCTTTCAGATCATAAAAAACCATTTCCAAAGCAGAGGGTGCCGCTGGATGCGCTGAACGAGAAGCTGCGCCACCGCCGCATTGACGTTTTCCCAGTTCCCCGTGTCGATAACATAGCCATTCGGCGGCACCAGCAGCTCCTGCATCAGCAAAGAGAAGTCAAACCCACTCAGCCAGCCCTGCACCTTTGCTTTGTTCAGGATTTCCCGTTTTCTGTCAGCCATTTCCCATCCTCCCATTTTACTTTTGCCATTCTGCGCCTCCTTTCGTTTTAAGGCTGCCTGTAATTCTCAATTGTAGTTATGCCATACTCAACGGCACATTCGTGCTCGATTCTGCATCCGCGTGCTTCTTCCCAGCCCTTGGCAAAGTATGCGATGTCTGCCGTGGAGAGCAGCTTCAGCGATTCGCCGAGGAGCCACAGCGACCTTGATAAAGCTGTCGGTGGAACCGCAGCGCCCTTGAAAAAACTGTCGATCGCATCGACTTCCTCGCCAAGCACTCGCTCCGCACTCTGTATTGCCTTCGCACGAACCGCCAGAATCTCCTCGTCCGTCTTGCCCCGCATGGGCTGCGAAATAAATAGCTTTTTCATCGGTTTACCTCCTGATTTTTTGATCTTTGATAAACGGGTATCGCACTGCAAACGGCTGCAAATCCCCGCCAAAAACGTCCTTTAGCGCCCGGTCAAGCCTGTCCTGCTGGTAATCCTGCTCCGGGCCGGGAGACCATGCATCCGCAAACTCATGCACAATCTCCTGTACCCGCTGGCACACGGTCTTGACCTTTGCCGGGCCGAGTACGCCTTTCGCGCCCATGACCGCCGGATCGCGGAGTGCCAGCGCCAGCGCGTCGAATACCTGCTGCTGCTGCCCGACCTCTGTCCCAATTTTCAGCAGGCGATCCTGCACATCCGCCTGCCGTTTCAGATATCCGCTCTGTTTCATGCATCCACCGTCGCCCAATCCTCGACGTATACGCTGCCGATCACGCGCTTGCGGCAGTAGCAGGCATACGACCATTCTACGTTTGCCCCGCTGCTTTCCTGCCATCCCGGCAGAAACGCCACCACGTCCGCAACGTCAATCATTGCAAAACAAATCCGCATATAGTCGCCCGGCTCCATTCCCTCCGGCAGCTCCGCCGGATTCAGGGCAATGTGCCCCGCCGCGCGGATTTTCTCTGCTTCTGCGGCAAATTTTCCCTTGTAGTTCGGATCCCCGGTGATCTTACCGGCTATGTAGACCTTCATGCCTCCACCCCCGGCACCTGCGCTTTCAGCTTCTCGATCTCCGCCGCCTGCGCCTCGATCAGGTCGGCGGCAGCGGCGTCTTTTTCATTGCAGCAGAACTTCCATGCCGCAATGTTGAAGCATGGGCAATGTAGGCAGCTTTCCTCGTTGCCGCACGCCCGCAGCGCCTGCACGATTTCTTCTTTTGTCACGTCGTTTCCTCCATTCTCGTTAATTCCTCCCGCAATGCACGGAAGATCGGATATGCCTGCTGCGGTACTACCGCGTTTCCGAGGCATTTAAGTCTGTCCACCCGATTGGGAATCCCATTAGCCACTCCATAAGGGCGGGATTCGAACTCCCACCGCTTCCACAAGTTAGGTTTCTCCTCTCCTCTTCCGTGATTATTCCTTCGTCCCTCAATATCACCATCTGCCGGAAATTGTGCGTCCCTCCGCAAAGCGGTGCTCCCGTAGTCGGGCGCGGCCACGATAAAAATCCTTTCTCCCTTGTGCAGTCCTCCGACATCATGAGCCGTAGAACTGTAGGCCCTTGCTTTATAGCCGATGCTTTGCAATTCGGAAAGTATTTCTTCAAGCGCAATTCGAACAAGTCCAGCAACGTTCTCACCGACAACGCAATGCGGGCGCAGCTCTCGGATAACTCGGAGCATCTCAGGCCATAGGTAGCGGTCGTCCCCTTTTCCTTTTTGCTTTCCAGCCACGGAGAATGGCTGGCAGGGGAATCCGCCGGAAATAACGTCAACTGTTCGTAGTCCTGTTCGCTCATAGAAGCTCTCCTTTGTCAAAGTCCGGATGTCGCGCCAACGCGGCACGTCCGGCCAGTTCTTTTCCAGTACCTTTGTCGGATAATCCGCAAACTCGCATTGCCCAACGGTGCGGAATCCTGCCCATTCCGCCGCCAGATCAAGCCCTCCGATGCCGCTAAACAGGCTCAGATGCGTCATATCACGCCCTCCATCCTGATCTGCTCGTCCGGCTTCAGCATTTCCTCTTTAGCGCGGCGGTAAAAATTCCGGTCGATCTCAAAGCCATACGCCTCGCGTCCAAGCTCCCGCGCCGCCCGCAGCGTCGTCCCCGAGCCGCAGCACGGGTCTATCACAACCTCGCCGGGATCGGTAAAGATTTCGATCAGCCGCTTCAGCACGGCGACCGGCTTCTGTGTCGGGTGGATTTTCGGAATGTTTTTCTCGTCCCGCTCCCACTGAAACCAGTCAAATACCATCTTGCCCGTGCCTCGTATCGGCTTGCCATCCTCGCCGATCTGCCGTCCGTTGTTGAACTTCGGCAGCTTGTCCCGGTACAAAACTACTGCGAATTCTGTCGCTCCTACAATGCGCATATTGGCTTTCAATACCTGCGCGGAGTAGTTTTTTACAAAAAATATCGGGTAGTGATTCATGAATCCGTATTTCTTTCCGTACTCCACAACCGTCTGAATCTGGTCGAATGCGCAAAATACGATCATTGCCGGTGCTTTGCCCTTCTCCTTCGGCTCTTTCCTCAGAAGTTTTGAACAGAAGTGCATATACTCTGCAATCTTAAAGTAGCCATCACAGTTAAAAAACGACTTTTTTGCAAACTTGCTCTCGCCGTTTTTGTTATCTCCGCCCTTGTACCACATCGGATTGCTTCCGTAAGCGTCCGCGCCGACGTTATACGGAATGTCCGCGATCACAAGCTGCGCTTTCGGGATGCCATACTTTTTGTAATTCTGAAAATTGTCGTGGAAGATTTCGCATCTCACGCCATCACACCTCCACAAATTTCCCGCCGACGCCCTTGTATGCGATAATTGGTTCGCTCATGTGTTTTCCTCCATTTTCTCCAGCACCTCCCGCAGCTTGTCCTTCCCCGCTGCGGCAATCACTGCAACTGCCGTCTCATAGCTGATCTCCCGCGCATCCAGCCCCAGCAGCCATGCCACGGATACATTCAGCTCCTTTCCCACCGCCTTTGCAAGGCTCAGGCTCATTCTCGCCCGCCCCTGCTCCACATTGGCAATGGTTGACTGCTCGTAATAGCACCGAGCCGCCAGCCTGCTCTGTCCTAACCCCGCCGCCTTCCGCGCCGCAATCAGCCTTTTCGCAGATGTCATGTCCTCTGCTTTTTTCATTCTTTCTCCTTTTGCACCACTTCGGCGGCGCAATTTCCTCTATGCCCCGGCACCCCTCCGGGTACCGGCTCACCACGCGCCCGCGCACTCCGCGCAGGCCCTGACCCATGCAGCGCAGGAGGATCGCGCCCTTGTAGTCCGTTTCCTCTTCCGCCTGCGGGCAGACCGCGCAGTTGCCTATTTCTGCCGGCGGCATTTTTCCAGCTCCTCCTTCAGCCGCTCAATCTCCCGCGCCGCCGAGAGCATCAGGTTCAGTACGCCCCCGCAGCTTGGGTACCCCTCGCATTCGCTGCACCGCTTCGCTCCGGCGCACTCTATGAGCGTCCTCGCCAGATCGTCCATCACAGCCACCCGACCTTCCGCATCACCAGCAGCGCCCCCGCAAATGGGAAAACCACCGTCCACCACGGCCCCGCCGTCACGCACACCGCCATCACGACCACCAGCGCAATCACCATCAGAAATGCGCCCAGCTCCCGCTTTTCCTTCCGTGCCTTCGCCCGCTCTGCCCGCAGCGTCCGTTCCGCCCGCTGCGCCCGCGCTTCCGCTTCTTCTCTTGCCGCGCGGTTTTTCCGCGCGTCCACTCTGTACGCCAAACGGCGAAGCTCCAGATCCTCCGCTTCGCCGTTGTAAAGAATGATTTCCTGCATCGTTATGTCCTCCTCACAGATAATTTTTCCCGTATTCCCGCCGGAAGTCGTCCGTGCTGGCCTCGTGCTCGTACATCCACTTGCGCTCTCCGTACTTCTTTATCTCCAGCGCCGTCTCAGCGCTCCGGTGCGCCGCCCGCGGGCCGTTGCGGTGGCAGGTGTCGCCGCACAGCAGCACCACCAGCCCGTCCCGCTCCGATTTGTCGCGGTTCGACCCGCCAAAAATGTGGTGGCGCTCCACCGCGCCCACCTTTCCGCATAACCAGCACTTTCCGTACATTGTCTTTCCTCCTATATCGCTCCCACCAGCCGCAGCAGGGCGTCCCGCCCCTCCTGCGTGCTGGTCAGCTTCACCGCCGCCGCGAGCTGCCGGATTTCCTTTGCCGTCAGCTTCTCCGGGTCCTTTTTGCGGTTGTAGTAAGTCATGCGGTTCATCCCGCATTTTTCTATCAGCATCTCCACGCTGATGTTCTCATACCTCCGCGCCGCCTCCAGACGGCGGAAGAACTCCTCTCCCGCCTCCGCCTGTCGCATCGCCTCGGTTTTGCACCATGTCACCTTCGGCATTTTTTATCCCTCCTTATGCACTCTGCTTCTTGATTTCCTGCGCGTCCGCCAGCGCCTCTCCGTAGGTCAGCAGGAATCGCCGCTCCAGCGGCGGCAGCTTCGCCGCCAGTTCGTAGAGCTTTTCCAGCGTGCTTTTCTTTTCCTCGGTCACTTCTCTCACTTCCTTTCGTTGACATTTCCTCCCGCCGCGTGCTATACTCACGAAAAAGGAGTTGATTTCCTATGCAATCTTATCAAACTTTCATGGCCGAGCAGGAGCGTCAGCGCCGCTCTGCCGAAGCTGCCGCCGCCCGCCGCGCCGAAGCACGTGCAGATGATGAATCCGAATCCCTTCGCGGAATCCGTGATTCCCTCGAAAAGCGCGTCAGACAAGCCGAAGATGCTGCACAGCGTGCGGATGCTCGCGCTCTTTCCGCCGCGAAGCAAGCAAAAATGTCATTTTGGATTTCCGTTATTGCTGTCGCTGTCTCCGTCATCGGTATCATCGTCTCGGCGCTCGTTCGCTAACGCCTCTTCCTCCCGTTCGATTTCTTCCCATAGTTCTTCGCATAATCTCCCGATTTCTGCCCAGTTTTCCACGTTCCTGTGGGCTTCCTCTGCCGCTTCCTTCGCGTTCTTCATCGCCTTGCTTGCGTTCCTGACAGCCAATACCGCAAGCACGAAGTTTATACACGCGAGAATCAACCGCACAACCCAAAGTGTGGTCTGCCATTCCATCCTCTCACCCCCCTATCAGTGGAAATAATGCACAGCAAACAGCGCGGCAGAAATAACGCTGAGCACGATCGCCGCAACCAGAAGCGGTCTACCCTCGCGCGCGCCGAACTCTATCGCTATGGCTGCAAACCCGCCGTAGCATGGTCCCGCTGCCCACGCACACAGGATGGCCAAACATTCTACAGCCGTAATGTTGTTCACTGTTTCTTCCCCTCCTATGGCGTTTCGCTCCCTTATTGAAAGTCACATCGTCGTGTGTTTCTGTTACTATAATACGCCACGCAATCACATTTGTCAATAGCCTTTTGTGTTTTTGTTGCGAAAAATGCTTGATTTTTTTTCATTCTTGTGCTACCATGTCATCAAGGAGGTGATATTGCAATGAACGAACGTATCAAAGAATTGCGCAAGCGACTGAACCTCACCCAGCAGGAATTCGCCGACCGGCTTAGCATCAAGCGTGGCGCAGTTGCAAACTATGAAGTTGGCCGAAACACTCCATCTGATTCTGTTATCGCGCTAATCTGCCGCGAGTTCAACGTCTCCGAGCGCTGGCTGCGTGAGGGCGAGGGCGAGATGTTCATCCCGCAGGACGATGCCGCCGAGCTGATGATGCTGGCCGGCCGCTTCCTCGGCTCTGAGCCGACCGAGTTTCAGCAGCGCTTTGCCCGCATGATTCTTTCCCTCCCGCCGGAGGGCTGGGAGCTTTTGGAGCGTAAAGCCCGCGAGCTTCTCGGCGAGACAAAAAAAGAGGACTGACAGCACCCGCTGCCAGTCCTCTTTTTCGCCCTTTTCATTCTTCCTCCCCGCCCGCTGCAAGGAATGCCAGAATAAACCAGTATAACCTCCTTAATTGCTCCTCCGTCGCCGTCTCGATCAGCCTCCGAATCTCTGCCGCATAGTTCATCTTTCCGCTCCTTCCGACATTTTTGTAATTTTAACTAAAATATTGCTTGACATTTTTCTTCCCGCACGGTAATATAAAAGTATCAAATATTGTACTTATGTACAATTACTATTGACTTGGAGGTGATGCCTTCCTATGCCGCCATCTCCGAGGCTGCCGTTTCCTTTGCCTGATCAGCACGTCACAACGCTGAACATCGACGCGGATGCGGCCGGTGCCCGAATTTTATATCCTTTTCTTCCGGAATATGTCGGCCTCCGGAACCCATATAACGGGGAGATCATCCGATCTTCTGACGATTATGAGCGTTATCTCCGAGAACATTGCTACTATAACCGCTGCGCCCGTGAGTTTCACTCCATACGCATCCGTCTGGAGGACGCACTCGACGAAAATCTCCAGCTTTCAGTAACCGCCAGCAGAACGGAAAAGGTAATTGAGAAGAACAGAGAACTTCTTTCCAAAAATGAATCTCTCCGCAGAGAGAACCAACAGCTCAACACTCAGCAGGAAAAACTTCTCTCCTCAGTTTCTAAACAAAAGCGCGAACATCGTATTTTTGTAAGTATCATTGGTGTCCTTGCTTCTGTAATTGTCCTTCTTTCGGTCTTGCTTATCTGCGGTTCGTCCTCGCGTAGTTTCTCTTCTACTTCACCCGGTTCTTCTACTTCTTTCACTACTTCCACTTGCCGCTATATAGGAAATTCTAAAACAAAAACAATTCATGAGCGCACTTGTTCTCATCTTCCCTATAAAGAGTACCGTGTTGAATTTCAAAGTTTGGCAAAGCCCATCCTTGAAGGATATTCACGTTGTCAGTATTGCCTTGGCGGGAGCGGCCAGTCCGGCACTTCCGCTTCATCCGCTTCATCTACTTCTTCCATTAAACAGACCGAACCGGCAGAGCACCGCTATATTGGGAATAAATCAAGTAAAAAGATTCATACCCCGGATTGCAGTTTTTTGCCAGATAAGAACAACCGCATCTATTTTGATGATCTTGACGAAGCGCTCGACAACGGCTACGAGCCTTGCAAGAAATGCCACCCGCGTTAATTCAGCAATCTTGTTTCCTCCCGCTGCCCCGTCCCCACGTCGGCCACGCAGGAGAACAGCAGCGGTGCACCCTCGATATAGTCCACCGAGAAGCTGTGCAGCCGTTTTAATTCCGCCCCGTCTATAATCACACGGACCTTTCCGTTTTCGGAAATAATGTGGATAGATTGCATGGTGCGCCCTCCCCAATATTGTAGTTATTCTGTTTTGACGAGCCGTGCCGGTTGTACCAGAACCGACACGGCTCTATCGCAGATACCCGCAAATCACTTCGTCTGCTGCACCTCTATCGTAGCAGGAATGCCGGAGCTTGTCCACGCGCAGTTCTGCTTTTCCCGCGCAGCCGCTGCAAAAACAGCCTTCAGCCGCTGCGAATTCCGCACAAGCACGAAAGGAGCCGTGAGAAATGACCGCATATCAGAAGCTGTACCCCAAATTTGAATCCTACCCCGAGGCCGTCCGTCAGGCAAAGCGTCTCAAGGGCCTCACCATCGACGCGCTGGTCGAATCGGCCGGCGTTTCCTATTCCTCCGTGTCCCGCCTCTGCGACGGCACGCAGCTCGATCCCAAGCTCTATAATTCCGTCGCCCTCTGCAAAGTCCTCGGTCTTTCCATGGACGAGATTTTCGGTCTATCCGCGTCCGAGGCCTGCGCCGAGGAACTGCAGGCGAAGCTCCATTCCGCCGAGCTTGGAAACGCCCACCTTGCCGAGGAAAACAAGCGTCTGCACGAGGTCAACCGCCTCCGCGCCGAGCAGCTTGCCGCCCGCGCCCCCGTTATCTATATTCTTCTCTTTGCCTGCGCGCTCCAGTCCTGCGCCTTGATCTTTTATCTGTTCGTCGATGCGCAGATCAAGGATGCCGGCCTCATCCGCTTCGGCGATGTCGGCCTTGTCGCGTGGCTTCTGATCTTCCTTGTCCTCTCCGCAACTTCCGCCTGCGTCTGGGCGACCATGCGCTTTTCCCGAAAATCCAGTAAAAGGAGCGCTGATCATGCACGTCCCCGAGCCTAAAAAAACGCCCTCCGGCTGGCGCATCCAGCTGCGCA